ACCGGGACAAAATAATTTTGTCCCGGTGACGCGAAAGCATCCTTGCCCAAAAGCCAGCTGCCCAGAAGATAGTGATACCGGCTTCCGTTTGCCAGCACTGTGTCCGCGCCCTCCAGAATAGAGAGATTTACGTCCACGTCTGTTTTTTCGGTGATGCCAAAGTAGCAGTCCGAGGAGTACAGCACCTCTCCGGCATCGTTCAGTATCTCGTAGTGCGTGACGGTCGAATTACCTGCCTCCGGTTCAATGGACGCTTCCAGTTTCAGATTCTCGCCTGAGATTATCAGCATTTCAGAACCCGCTTGCAGTGTCGCAGATGCAATGCCGCTTTTCAGCGGTTTCACGGTCGCTGCGCGGTTAAGCCGTGCCGTCGTGGCAAGCTCTGCCGCCTTGTGGGCCATGTCCAGAAGAAACGTCCGCGTCAGTGTTGGCGATGCAGCAGCCTTTGCGGTCGTCCATCCTCCGAACTCAGCAAACGGCTTTTTTCCAAGGGCCCAGCCGCCTAGGCGATACTGATAATCGTATTTCTGCACATCGACCTGCTCTGTGATCAGGATCCCGGTCTTGAGGTACGGCATACTGATAAAGACGATGTGAGCGGGTTTGATCTGGTTGATCAGGTGTGTCACCTCGTCGTAGTACGACTGGTTCTTTGCGCTCGTCGCAAGCCTCAGCTCGTAGAGCGGGTATGTGATGGAGCACGTCCATTTACCCGCGCCAATCAGCTCATCCAGCTTCTGATACAGAAACCCCAGTGTGTAGGGCGGGCGGGTCGCAATGCGGGTCATTACACGCTGCCTGCGAAACTGCAAAGATTCCTTTTCCGGAACAGCCACGATGTGAAACACTTTTTCCCACTGTGCAACGGAATCCTCGTCCATGGTCTGGAAAAAGAAGTTGCTTTGGACCCCTTCCACGGAACCGGCCAGCAGGTCAAACTCCGCTTTTTCAGCAGTGCAGATCTTCTGATAGTCCTGCACTTCCCGGTAGATGGGCGGCAGCAGCGGCAGCAGGTCGTGCGAAAGATCAAGCTTCATGCAGCGTCACCGTCCCAACCACAGGAACCTGCTGCTGTGCGCCGGTTTCTGTCAGAATCAAATCGTCCGCTGCTCCGTTCAGCCGGACGTTTGTCACGTTTACCACGCCCTCTGCCGTGATGATGGCCGCAGATACGCGGGCCGTGTAGACGTTGGCGCTATACTCAATGCCAGTTTTGCTGATATTGGTCTCCCAGCTTTTCCGCACATTGAGCAGATATGCCTCCAGCGCCTCCCGTACCGCGGTGCGAACTGTATCCAGCGAGTAGCTGGGCAGGAGTGTCACCGATGCGGTGACCGAAACTTCCAGCTTCTCCGGTGCCGTAATCGTTACCTTTGCACCGATGGGCGCAAGACCGAGCCCCTGCCCGGAGTACGGCACCGGGTCGATGGTGTTCTGAATGGTCTGCACAAGGTCGGTGGATGCAGGCAGCCAGTCCGCACCCAGAACGGAGCAGAGCACCGTGCCGCCGCCTCTCCATGTCGGGTACACCTGCACAGCGCCCACACCGTCCAGCTTTTTGATCTCATCCACGTACTGCGACACATTGCCGCCAAAGGAGCGGCTGTTCAGCGCCGCCTCGATGCGGGCGCGGAATTCGTCATCGGTCTCGGTCTCGTCTCCGGGTGTCAGGATATCCGAGATCCGGGCAGAAGTCATGCCCTGAATGGTGTCGATGGGTAGGACAGGGCCGGTGTAGTCGTTGCCGATGGTGCCGGGCGTTTCGGCCAGAAGGCGGTAGGTATGCCCGGAACCCAGAGCGGACAGCGCAATAAAGTTGATACTGTCCGCGCCGTTGATAGTAGAAAACCGGCTGCCCAGCGGGATATCAATATTGAACTCGCCTTTTCGCACCGCCGCCGTGGCCTGCTTGCGGGTAACGGTGGCAATGGGGGCCAGCAGATCCAGCGCTCTGCCAGTGGCTGTCTGAAAAAACGCCTGCCGCTGCACCATGTTCAGGGAAAGGAAGAACCCCTCAAAGACATAGGCGGCGGGAGAAAGAGCTGTTGGGATAGGGCTTGTGTCCCGCTTGTCGTAGTCGTCCGGGATCTGAGACAGCATATAGTCCAGAATGGCCCGGTACTGTGCGGTAGAAAAATCGATCATGCTGCGGTGTTCACCTCCGTGCTTGCCTGCATTTCGCCGTAGATCGTGGAGACGGTAAAGGATGCTGTCAGGGCCTGTCCCTGCACCGTGTAAGAAAAGTCCTTCACGCCGGTCACCCGGTCGTCCACGGTCAGAGCCTCTTCCAGGCGGCGCTGCAGTTCGGCAGCCACATAGCCCGGGTCTTGCCCAAGCAGTCCCTCCCACTCCATGCCGCTGTAAGAGTGGAAAATCTGCCAGCGATAACGTTCCACGTTCAGAATGATAGTCACAGCCTGTTTTACAGCCTCGTACCCATCGCATTCCCCGACGATGCGGCCAGATGTCTGGTCAATGAACCAGGTTCTGGACGGCTGAGAAACGTACTCCACGCCGCCGGAAAGGTCGATGGACGCGCCTGTGGGAAGCGTAGCCATTACGATTCACCTCCGTATACTCGGGAAAGCACAATGAATTTCTGGCCGCTCTGAACACGAAGGAGAAGCACTTTGTCCCCGGCTTTCAGGGCCGGGTTCAGGATGATGTACTTTTTGTCCTTGCTCAAAGGCAGCGCAGCGCCGTTTTCCCAGCCCACAAAATTTTCTGCCTGCACTTTTGCGTCAAATCCATCCGGCAGGGCCGACCACTCCGTAAAGTAGGGCGGAGCCGTGAACGCGTCCTCGCTGGGGCCGGATGGCGTTGTGTGCTTGTGTTGCAGGATCTTGATCTCGTGCCGGTGGCGCAGGATGGGAATCTTCTTTTCAATGACAGGCTCTGCCAGATAGAGCACAGCCTGTTTCAGCGGGGCCATTGCTTCACTGATCTGGATCTCCAGCTCATCATCGTCCGGCGGGGCTTTTGTCACTGTGCCGATCTGCAGGTCTGTGGGCTGCCCGGCATCGTTGGTCTGCCGGTAGATCTCCTGCAATACTGCCAGTAAATCCACTCTTCTCCCTCCTTACAGTGCTTTTGCTTCCAGTTCCATGGTGTGCTCGTCATTTTTGAAGGTGTGCTCCGCCTTTTCCAGCATGACATACCGCTTGAACGGCTCACCGTCCAGATCGGACAGGTTCACCAGAATCAGCGCCCCGGCCCGCAGGCCCGGCACGCCCAGAGAAGAGAACTTGAGCTGCTGCAATACCCGGTTATAATATTCCAAGCTCACTTTCGCCTGTTCCTTTACCTGAGCGTCGTTGGCGGCCTCGTCCACGGTCTGGTATAGCTGCAAAAGGCCCCACTTCCCTATGTGATCCGAATCCTTCATCACGAAAACATCCGCCTTTCCCGTCTTCTGATTGGGCCGGGCCAGCTTGATGCTGTTGTAGGTCTGTGTGTCGATGGAGGAATTGAAGGTGTAATTCGTCATCAGGCTGTAATCACCGATGACGATATCGGTTTTCAGATCGTTGGCCTCTTTGAGGGCCAGCCCGTCACCGGAATCGTAAAACACATACACCTTGCCGGTGTTGAGCAGGGTCTTTTGCAGGGCAGTGTTGATGATGTCGATGCAGCTTTTGTCCTGCATGATGAGGGAGGGCAGCTTGTAGCCGGTGTCAGCCAGCTCCCCCACGTCCAGCTCAAAGTCTTCCGCGATCTGCCGGATGATATCCCCGGCGCTCTGGCCGTAGAAGGAATAGCTGGCATTGGCCTTGAGATACCGGATGCGGTCATAGCAGACCACGTCCACCGGCCCCCAGCGGTCAAAGCCCCGGGTAAACACCCAGCCGTAAAACTGCAGCTGACCATTCACAGAAAAGCGGATCACGTCTCCCTCTTCCAGCTTGGATTCCGGGGTGCGAAGATAGGTAAAGGTCAGCTTGCCCGGCTGACCGGTGCGCTGGGTAGACCACACCACCTGCGTGGTGCTGTTGGTCAGGTTCAGGGTGTTTCCGGTGGCTTTCTGAGCGGCCAAAAGCTCATAGGTCATCCTTCCACCTCCTGCAGGCTGTTCTCCGGCATCCAGCCCAGCACAGTGCCGCCGGTGTCTGCCACGCAGACGGGGCAGGGCCGGGCGCGGTCGATGATGCGCCGCACCACAACGATCTGTCCATGGATGCTGGTCAGAACTTCCTCCCCGCTGCCGGTGCCGTAGACTTTCCCGGTGGCTTTCCGTCTGGCCCCCACAACAAGCTTGTCTGAGGGGGTGCTCCTGGTGGGGGTCAGGGAGAGCTTTACAGCGCCTGCGGCATCCACCGCAGTGTTTACCGCCGTAGCTGCTGAAACGGCCCGTGCGGCCACGCTGGCCGTATCAGAAACGATGCTGGCCGGGGAAAAGGTTCCGGTCTGGCCAGCGCCCTGCACAACGGCCCTCTGTGGGGAGTAGTCCTTGTACTCGGTCAGGCTCAGATCAAAATAAAAATCCCCCGTCTCCGCGCCGCGCTCTTCTGCCTTGAAGCTGGTCACGAGACACCGAAAGCCCAGGCTCGGCCCCAGGAACGGAACACCGTTCTCATAGAACCGGACGGGCGTGTAGACGATGGGAGATTTTCTCTTCATGGCGTTAGTGAAGAACGCCATATCCCCCGCCGGGGGCAGGTGAATGCCGGTCTGGCCCGGCAGCCGCCGCCCGGGCAGCAGGCCCGAAATGGACACGGTGCGCAGGTTCGGCGTGCGGGGCTGCATGATGGGGCCAAGGCCCAGCACGTTATAGTTTCCATTGTCGGCAGAAAGGGTCTCCGGCAGCTTTTCCGGGTTGATGGGCAGGGCAATCACCGTTGCGCCGCTGGAAAAATACAGCTTATACAGGGACATTTCTTTCTCCTTACTGCACGGTGACGGTGCTGCCTGCGTTCATCAGATCCACCAGAACGTCCCGCAGGGTGTCTGCCAGATTTCGGGCATCCTTTTCGGTGCTGCCGGTGTTCTGGCCCTGCACGGTGATCATGGGGGTCTGGCTTGTCAGGTTGACGTTATTGATATACTTCCGTTCAGCCACATCCACCAGCATCTTGATCAGCTCATCGGACAGATCCACGGTCTTTGCGATCTTGCCGGTGTTCTTGTCGATGTTGCCCAGCAGGTCTTTCGCGTATGCCGCCTGCGGAATTTCCAGCTCTGCCGTGCTGGTGCCCATAAGGCCGGATTTTCCGAGGTTCGCGCCCCAGTTATAACCAGCTTTGTAGGACTTGCCCAGGTCGAAGTTTTCCCACGGCTTGATATATTCTTTGTACCCGTTCTGCTTGATGGTCCAGTTCCGACCATATTCCAGCTTTCCGATGAGCTTATCGATTCCGGATGTCATGTTCACTTCCACGCCCGGAATCATATTGATAAGGCCTTCCAAACCCTGCGCTACGTTCTGGATGTACTTCAGGCTGGTAATGGACATATCATAAAAGAGAACATCGATTGCTGTGATTGGGTCATTGAACGCATTACCCAGAAAGTTCACAAATGCGGCAAATCCATTGTGCAGCGGAACCAATGTACCGTTGAGGATGAATGCTCCCATCGTTGTAAAGGTTCCGGTGATGATGCCCGTGGCCGAAATGCTGGAACCGGTCAGCTTGTTGAATGCTGCCACACCACCATACAGAGCAGCCACCAGCACCAGAACTGCCGCAGCAGTCAGGGCGATAGGATTTGCTGCCATAACAGCGTTATAGAATGCCTGCATGGACGCGGCTGTTTTTGTGGCCGTCGCGAGGATGTTTGTCCAGTTGGCGGCGATCAGAAGCACACCGAACGCCGCGCCCAGGCTGATTACCAGAGGAATTGCAACATCCAGATTGTTTGCCACCCAGTTGATGGCCGTCAGCAGCGGGTCAAGCGCCCGGACGGCGGTGTTGCTTGCCACCGTCCAGACCTGCGCCCAGGTCATGGGGGTCTTTTCAAACTCTGCGTTCGTGTCTTTGGCCGCCGCAAACAGTGCGTTTTTCACAATGTCGGCAGTGATCTGTCCCTGAGAGCCCATCTCACGCAGCTCGCCCACGCTGACCTGCATGTAATCCGCAATGGATTTTGCAAGGGCCGGGGCCTGCTCCATCACGCTGTTCAGCTCATCGCCGCGCAGCACGCCAGATGCAAGTCCCTGTTCCAGCTGAAGAATCGCGGCCTGCGCAGACGAACCGGACGCGCCGGAAAGGGCCAGCTGCTTGTTCAGCTGCTCTGCGAACTGCACGATCTCTTTAGAGCTGCTGAAGGCATCACCGGCCATTGTGCCCAGCTGGGAGACCAGCCCCATGGTATCGGTAAAGCTGCCCCTGGAACGCTGGGCGGACTGGTAGATCATCGTTTCCAGCTCCTGCGTGGTCTGCAGGCCGTCGTTCATCCGGTCAAGCCGGGCACGCATGGAGACCAGACCGTCAGACAGGTCAACAGCCTTTTTCAGGCCCTGAATGCTGATATAGGACGCGGCCAGCCGGAGAACCGAAGATGTCAGGGAGTTGGTGACGCTTTGCGCCATATTTTCCTGCTCTTGCAACCGCTTTGTGGCTGCCGCCGCCTCATCCTTGGCCGTTGCCGTTACACTGGCGGCGTTTTCAGCTGCTTTCATGGATTGGGTCAGGGTCTGCTGCTGCGCTTCCAGCCCTCGGATGGTTGCGCCCAGCTTCTCGGTCTGGGTGTCCAGCTTTTTGAACGCTTCCGTGTTCTGCTGACCGGCGGCAACCATTTCTTCCTGCTGTGCCACATACGATTCAAACTTCGCATTTGCGGAGATCAGCTGTCGGGAAACGCTGTTCAAAACAGACTGATAGTTCCGGGCCGCTGCCTGTGCCGTTGTGGTAGAGCTGGATGCTCTCTGCGCAGCCTGAATGTATGCACCAAAGGAAGAGGAAAACTGATCCTGAAGGACAAGCGTTTCCTGAATTTTAGCCATTTCGTCCCGCCTCCTTCATCCGCTGGGTTTCCTCTCTGCGCTTTTCCATGGAGCGCAAAGCAAATGCCCTGACCAGCGCTTTTTCACGCACCGACAGGGCATCGTACTTGCCCGGGGGCCAGCCGAGGTTATCGAAGCAGTAGTATGCCACCAGCACGTCGATATCCCAGCTGCCCCCGGAGATCAGTTTTTTGCCTCTTCGTCCAGGCTCTTGTCAAAGCCGGAGAGCTTGCTCACGGCATCGATCAGGCGGCCAAACTCACCGGCCAGAAGCATCTTGCCGGGAACCTGAACCGGGTCTTTGGTGCCGTAGGCCTCACACAGCTCCGCGCTGCGGAAATCCGGAAAAACAGTAGCTTCCACGATGGTGCGGGCACTCAGCTCGTTGGCATCAATGGAATCCTGCCACTGGCCGTCCACCTTTTTCTGCTTGGTGGCCGCTTTGATGATGGCAGCGTTCTTCTCCTGGGTCAGGGCGCGGATCTTAAAGGGGACAGGCTTGCCGTCCTCGCCCAGAAAACGCCGGGAGATGACGACCTCCTTTTCCTCGCAGGTCACAGCGGGATGCAGAAATGCAGAAAGTGCGCTCATAAAAAATACCTCCTAAAATCAGTTGCTGCCCAGGTTGGTGGGGTCGTTGAATGCTTCCAGACGCTTGACGCTGGTATAGCTGAAATTGAAATCGTAGTTCAGCATGGCCTCCTCGTCGTCCAGAATGGACAGCGGGATATCGCCGGTCAGCACACAGCCATAGTAGCCCATTACCTGCGCGCCCACGCTGGATGTGGGGTCCTGGTTGGTGATGGTGATGTCAAACAGATCCTGCACACCGTTCTCGATGTAGTTCAGCACCATATCGGTGAACAGGTTGCTGCCGTTGGAGCCGAAATAGACGTTGCCGGTGCCGGTCTGAGTGACACCGTTTGCCTTTTTCTGAACCTTTCGGGTGCCGATGGTCTTCATGTCCGAAGTCTGAATGCCCGCGATGGTCTTGATGTTCCGCATACCTGCGGCTTCCAGAATGCGGCCGTTCCGGGTGATGGTGATCTTGCCCTCCGCACCGTTCAGGGTGTCCTGAGCCATTAAATAACTCATCTTTGTTCCTCCTTACGCCACATCCAGGGTGATATAGATCTTGTTGGTGCTGCCCACGGCCTCGATGGCCAGCGTAATGAGCACGGCATCCTTTGCCTCGCCTGCTTCCACAATGACATCCGTCTCGCCGTTAAAGTTCTGGATGCCGCCGGATGCCTGGATCTGATCCAGATATTTGACGATGGCGCTCTTGTACTGCCGGCGGCCATCCTCGGTGTTGTCCACAATGCCAACATAGCTCTGGGCGAACTGCTTATACAGGTCGTTTGCAATGGTGTTGCACAGCCGCATGGTGCGGTTGTAGCGGTACACCTCGCCGATCTCGCTGGTATAGGTCACCAGAGAGTTGATGTCGTACTCCACCCGGACGGTGCCGTCATCGGCGTTGAACACGAACTTTCCCGCATTGATGGCATCCACATACTGGCTGTGGGTCATCTTGGGGGCGATATCCACCGCATTGGGAACGGCGGCATTCGTCAGGTCGTTGGCGCAGGTCGCGCCGGAAAGCGCACCGCCGACCCACCAGACTGCCTCTTTCGGGGTCAGGGTGGTTCCATCGTTCATTACCAGGCCGCCGCACACGTTGACGATAAAGCGGGTATCAGGGTTGGTGGCATTGGCTTCCACCAGCTGAGAGAAGCGGCCCACTTCGGTGTTCACCCGCTTGATAAAGGTCTCCATCGCGGTCTTTACGGTGGCATCCTCGCCGTCGTACAGCATGGAATCAAAGTTGTAGGGCTCGATGTTCGTCAGGTAGGTGCTGTATGCGGCAGAGTTCACCTCGCCGTCCTTGCCGCCGGAAAGCTGGGTGCCGACATTTGCGGCCAGAGTGCCTGTGCCGCTGAAATCCACCCAGTCATTGCCGGTCAGGTCTGCAACGGTCTTGCCAGTCTGCTGATCCTTCACCACACCGTCAACGACCGTGGAGACCTGGAAACTGCCCGCAGGTTCCGTCAGTGCAGTGACGATCACCACGATGTCGTTGCCTCGGGAGCCGGGGTATTTTGCGGTAGCCGTCAGCGGGGTGATGGTGCCGGTGGCCTTTGCGCTGTCCGCAGCGGCCGGGCGGTAAAGCAGCAGCTTGGTGGGTGCTGCGGTACGGTTGGAGCCGCTGAAGATCATAGATGCAAAGCGATTGTGTGCATCGGTGATGTCGTAGCCGGTGTAGGGGGTCAGGTCTTCCCCGGCGGCGATCTCCATCACCTTGCCAACGGGGCCCCAGCTCATGGGTTCGCAGATCGTCACCTTGCCACGATCACCGATGGTAAGGTTCTGCTGGTTCTTGGAGCGAAATTTAAAGTAAATGCCGGGCCGCACCTTGTTCTGTACAGTCCAGGTTCCGCCTGCTGCCATAGGTGTCACTCCTTCCAAAATTCTTTCACAGCGGCCTCAGCCTCTGCGAGGGTGTAAAACGGTTTGTGTAAAACAACAGCCAGAAAATCCGGCTGATACCCCGCAAAACGCGGGTCTTTCAGCAGCACTTCCCGGCTGTATTGGGTATTATTCTGTTTCATTGGTCTACCTTCTGGTTTACGGTCTGGGTCTGCATCTTCACAGCGTCCACGGGCTTTTTCACAAAGACCCGCAGCTCAAACTTGTAATGCAAGCCATCGTCGTCGATATCCGTGCTGCGCTCGTAGGTATGCAGGAGTTTTTCCGCTTCTGTTCCATCGGAATAAGGGAATGTTTCCATGCAGAAATCGAGCATCTCAGCGGCTTTGTTGTACTGCTGGCGCAGGTCTGCGAGGTTATAGTCCAGCAGATAGGTCAGGTCGAGCCGGATGGTGCGCAGCCAGCGCCCGCCTGGGTAAGGCTTGATATCGCTTCCCCGCTGCTGGATAAACATGCAGGGCGGCTCTACGCCTTGCTGTGCAGGGTCTTCCAACATCTGCACGCCGGGCAGGAAGGGAGCCAGATACTCCGCCAGAGACCGGGCCAGCGTTGTAATGGTAAAGCTCATTTCAGCATCTCTCCCAGCTTGTTCACGGCTTTTTCTGTCTCTATCTTCACGGTGTGCTTATAGGCTTCAATGCCCGCATCGGACATGTGCAGGCCCTCAACGTAGGTCGTTTTCGTGCCCACCATCATGCCGCCGGGCTTGCTCATATCGATCTGCAAGAGACCGCTAGATGGCTCGACTGTAAGGTGCGGCACAAAGTGCTTGTCCATCCGGTGGCCGTCGTTGACGTAGGAGGCATAATTTGCATTATTGCTCAGGTTCGTCACAAGTTCCCCACCCAGAAGTCCATAAGGCTCCGTTCGACTGTCAGTCGCCCAGTGCTGTTTCAGCTCTCCGGTGCGGGTATTGGTGCCGCTCAGGCTGTCCGCTGTGGGCGGGGTCTTATCCTGCGCCGCTTCCACGGCCCGGAGGGTGGCATTGCGGGCAACGTCTGCAAGCATTTCGGGCAAAGCGGCCTGCGCCGCCTCCAGCTTCTTGATGTACTCCTGTAGGTTCATTTCACACGCTCCTGACTGAGAAGCGTGATCTCCTGGTGGGCCAGCCCGGGCAGCACTGCCCCAAACGGCTCATAGTACAGGTCAGGATCCCCGGCGAAGTACCGGGTCTCCTGCACGGCGTGCCCCAGCCGTGCCCCCCTGTGGATCACTAGCTCATCGCCGGGCTTGATATCCACATCAATATCACAGGCCAGCTTGTCCGTTTTTTGGACATTGGCTGCGGTCTGGGTCATGGTGAGGGGCTTGTCCTGGCTGCGATACACCCGGCACGGAACGCCGGTGCAGACGACCTTTCGTTCCTTGCGGCTCAGCTGGCCATCCTTCACGTTTTCCGTGCGCCTGATCTCCATCAGGTCGGTATACCAGTCATTCCAGTTCATGGGTGCACCTCACATCACAAAAGTTCCGGCCGCACCGATAAAGCGGGCACGGTTTGCCAGCATCTGGCCGTAGGTGGTGGCGTTCAGGTCGCCCCAGTCCGCCGTTCCTGCGGTCAATGCGCTGGTATCGTAGGTCACGGAGCTGTCGCCCAGCGTGGCAGACTTCACCACACCCACCAGTGCGCCGGACGCTGCCGCCTGTGCCGGGGTGGAAGAGCTCTCCGCATAGGTGCGCAGCTGCAAAGTGACGTAATGGGCCACATAAAGCCCCACGGCGTAGTGCCAGCTGTCCAGCCATTTATCAGGCTGAATGCTGACGTTTGCCATTTTCACGATCTCTTCCAGCATCACGTCCGGCAGGTGGCATTTTCCGGCGGCATCGCAGAACTGCGGATACTCCGCCTTGAACTGCTCTACGGTGTAGCTGCCCACGCTCTTGCCCAGATTTGCGGCCTGTGCCAGAACGCCCTGGAACTGTGGTTTCATCGTCCAGCACATGGGCATCCTCCTCAGTCTTCCTTCGGGTCAGCAGGCTCCTGCGGTTCGGCAGGCTTGTCCCAGTCCGCAGTCTTTTTCTTGCGGACGGGCTTGTCTGCGGCATCCTGTACGGCCTTGTCACTGCGGTTCGTGGGCACGATGTCACCATCGGCCACCAGCGCCTTGAAATAGGCCGTTTCTGCCGCCCAGTCCGGCACTTCGACCAGCTGCTCCCGGTGGAGCGGGAAGGTCTGGGAGCCGTCTGCGCTGGGCAGGATGATATTTGCTTTGGAAAGTACGAAAGACATTTTTCTTCCCTCCCGATCAGATGCCATCCACGTACAGCATGGAGGTCTGATACATGAGCTGCACCTCGGATGCGTTTGCCATATAGGCGGTGTCGTAGCAGACATTGGTGACGTTGGGGGCGCTCATCACGCGGGACAGGGGCACCAGCTCGTCCGCCTTGACAAAGCGTCGGTTGTTGACGTACACCACCATGCGGTCGCCGCCAGAAGTGCCAGCGCCCTTGACCCAGCGGGTGGGAACGATTTCCAGATCCACGCCGTGGTTTGCGGCCACGTTGTGCTTCTTCAGGAAGTCGTAGATGGTCTCAGTGCCCAGGTCGCTCACCATAGTAGTGGTGATGTAGCTGTACTGCTCGTAGGGGATCAGGATGTGATTGGGGATACCGGCCTCATCGTACTCGTTGGCAGCCCACACAGCAGTGATGGCGCTGTTGATGTCTGCCAGGATCTGCTTGGGGGTCTTGTCTGCAAATTTGGAGGAGGAGCCGGTGCCGGAGGTTGCCGCGGTGGTCTTGGTGATATCGGGGTTGTTGACCAGGCCGGTGGTGGCGTATTCGTCAAAGCCGATGTAGGTATTCTGGTCCATGTGCTTGTCGTATGCCAGGCGGATGCCGTCCTGAAGCATCTGGTCAAGGCTGCGGCCAATGAAGTTGGCGCGCTGCATATCCACGAACATCACGCGCAGAGCGGCGGCAAAGACATGGGCTTTGAATGCACCCTTGCTCACGCTGGCCTGCACCACAGGGATGCCGTTGGAACCGCCGCCGTTGACGGCAGAAGCGCCGGAGCCGCCTGCCATACCGTAGGCCACGGACATGGCAGAGACGTAATCCACCCAGCCGCCGCCTACTTCGATGGGGATATCACGGGGATAGGTGACGCTGGTGAGGGGCTTGCGGATCAGCGGGTCACGCTTTTCCAGCTCGCTGGTGAGGAACGCATTGCCGCTCTGGATGGCAGCCGCGTCCATGGTGGGAGTGCCGCCGGGCAGCGCAGCACCGGCGTTGTTTACGGTGAAAGTACCGGCATTGGTGGTGCCGACGTTCTGGAAGTTTGCCATAGTCTAAGCCCTCCTATCAGGCGTTTGCACGGGTGAGGATGACCAGCTCGGCCACGCCGTTGGCATCAGCCGCGCCGCCCCACTGGCAGTTGGTGAGTTTGACGGAGTTCCCGGCGGTCTTTTCGTCCACTTCTGCCTCAAAGCCGCCGACCAGTGCGGTGGCATAGTCAGCGGTCTTGGCAATGCGGACGTAAACGTCACCGCCCAGAGCCGGGGTCCCGCGCTGGCACAGCACGTTGATGCTGCCGCGCTGGAACACGCTGCACGCCTCTCCGGGCGCATAACTGCCGCCGTTCTGGTCAGGATAAACCAGGGCGCTCTTGACTTCGCTGCCCGCAATGCCTGCGAACTGTGCAGCGGTAGTGCCTGCGCCGCCCATCACCACGACTTTGCCGCTGTCGTACTTCAGGGCAGTGCCGAAGGGGATGTTCTCGGTGCCTCCAACGGGGCGGGTGTTGACGATCATATCCGGCTGGCGGGCATAAGTGCCAGCAAAGCCGTGGGGCATGGTCTTGCCGATAATCTGAGTGTTCAGGGACATAATTTAGCCCTCCTTCTTCATGTGGGGATTGCGGTCGTTATAAGCGGACTGGGAAGCCTGGCACGCCTGCTCATACCTGTTCTTGCCGGATGCGTTGGCCGCAGCGGCAGCGCTGTCCTGTGCAGCTTTTGCAATGGCATCCACAGAGCTGGTACCCTTGACCTGCTCGATCAGAGTCTTGGACAGGGCATCACGGGTGGCCTTGTCCTGAATGCCGTTGATGATGGGGCGCATGGCTTTCAGCAGAGCCAGGCCGCTGTCATTGGCGGCAGGCTTTGCGCACTCGTCCTCGGAAGGAACAGTGGTGGAGCCGCTTTCGTCCTCGTCCTCTTCCTTCTTGTCAGGCTTTTCGCCGGACATTTCAGCGATCACCTTGTCCAGGTCTTCCGGCTCTTTGTCCTCTGCCTTCTTGGCGTTGGCGGCGATCAGCTGATCCAGCTTGCCGGAAAGATTGTTCAGTGCGTCCAGAACAGCGGTGTTCTGGGTGTCAGCGGGCGCTGTTTTCTCAGCGGGGTCTGCATCCAGCGCCGGAACGGCGGGTGCTGCATCCAGCGCTGCGGCAGCGGTCTCCACCATGCTGTCAAGCTCTTCGGGGGCCGCGTTCTTTGCCGCCAGACCGAACAGAGACAGCAAACTCTTGCTCTTGCTCATGTGTTTTACCTTGCCTTTCTCCGCCGGAAGTTCGGCGGCGCTATCTTTTATTGCGACATCACGGCCAGCGCGCCCACGGGGCACGATGGCGATGTGATTTCCTCTGATATGGGTCTGCCGGTATCCTGCGCCGTCTGCCTCGTACTGGCAGTAATAGCCGCAGGATACATCCCGCATGGCTCCGTTCTTGACCTCTGAGATCAGCGTGGGGTCTTTCAGGTACAGGTCAGCCACCAGATAATCACCCACTCGGCGAACATTCTCTGCGTGGCCTTTGGAGTAGGCGGCCTGATTTTCCTGCACGATCATCTCCGAGGGGTGGGTGTTGGTGACATCCTTGCCCTCAAAACTGGCAATTGCCGCCGGGTCAAACACGTCCTCGGCGCTTCGTGTCACCTGAAGAACACGCTCCGGCATCCCGTCCAGCCCGATCTCCCGGGCCAGATAGTTCTGAGTGCCGGTACGGGCGATTTTGACATCGTGACAAATCAAAAAGCCCTCCGGCGTTTCCGTCATGTGAGGGCTCAGTTTGCTTCCATAGTACGCAATCAATCGGCATCACCTCCGCTTCTGTATGCCTTCATCCATTTGTGATATTTTTCGTCATCTGCCAGCTTGTGCCGCTGGAAGGTCTCAAAGGTCTTGGGCACCTTGTCGCCCAGAGCCATGCGGTATTTCTCCCACTGGCGGTAGTCCCGCAGCCAGCGGTTGCGGCCCTGCTCCTTTTTACGGTAGGCTTCGATCTGTGCTTTGGTGCGCGGGTCCCGGCTGTAGGGGTTCGTTCTAGGGTCAGAAAAGCGCCGGATCCGTTCCAGCTCTTCCTCCGTCCGCCCGGCGGGTGTCCATGGTCTTAAAGCATGTAGACAATTGTGTGTAACTATGTTATTATAAGTATAGAATCCAAACTCCGTTTGAAGATTGTACACTTTTCCCTGATATTGAGAGGTACTAACATGAATAAGCTCACTTACGACAAGAGCACCATCACTAAAGAGGCTTTGGAGTCTTTGCGCTGTCAGCGGCTCACTTATGCTCAAATTTCGGAGCATTTCGGAGTAACACAGTCCACAATCAAACGAGCTTGTATTGATTATGGGATTATTCCCAATCCGAAGCGTCACGCTAAAAAGTTTTTGGATGTTTCTCCTGAATACATCGCATCCAGAGCGGACGAATTTCAAAAGTTTTTGGTTTTGCATAAGCAGGGAATGACTTTTGCAGAAATCGCCAATACCTGCAATCGTTCGTCGTCCTACGTTGGAAAGCTTTTTCGCTTGAATGGATACTCCTTTGACTCCACTTACAAAACCAAAGCGGCCCACGAAGCCGTTAAAGGCAAAAAACGCACTCTTGAGGATTTGGAACGGCGCGCTAAAGGCAAAGAAGCGCATCCTCCTAAAATGAGTAGATGGGAATCTTGGTTTGCCAATTGGCTTACCTCCCAAAGCATTTCGTACATTTACTCTAAGGCTGTCGGAAAATACAATATCGACTTTGCTATTGGGGATTCCATCGCCGTGGAATTGTATGGGGGAGCCTTCCACTCGGACGGACGTGCTGCCGCCCGGCTCAATGACCGCATGAGGTATCTCCTCAACTCTGGTTGGAACGTATACATCATTTGGTGCCTTTCTCAAGAGAGCTGCATATTTCCCGGTTGCCTCAACGACTTTGTCTCGTTCATGGAGACTTCCAGCCGGAACGAATCCTCGAAGGGTCAGTATCGGGTGATTTGGAGTGACGGAGATTTCGTTTCCGCTGGCAGTGACGAGGTGGATTACAGGGCCGTTGTATTCCCTGCAACTATGCGCCATAACGCCCTCAGCAAGTACAAATCCTCCACCGACTAAGCAGTTCGGGTGGATGTTCAGCCAGCTGTTCGTCAGGTCATCCGGCCCGGCGGGGTCTACTTTGCCGAAGGCATCCGAAAGCGGAGGGAAGTGCGGGTCTTTACCGCTCTTGCTGTATACCCGTCCCTCATACGGAGCGCAGAGGGCACAGGTGGTGCCGTGGGAGCTGATTTGATACAAGTCCTGTTCCTCGTCCTGCGTCACCACAGAAAGGATCTCTGCCTGCCGAGACGTGGTGCGGGAAACCATCGTTGCATAGGTGTGCAGGCTCCAATTCCGCCCCGCCTTGTCTGTGAACGCCGTCACGCCTTCCCGGCGGAGCGCTTCCACGAAAGCGAGCACGCTTTGGTTCACGCCCCTTCCCACAGCCTGCTGTGCCGCCACCTGCTCCAGACCGACACGCCGGTAAACGTCCGGCTCAGTCCGGCCCAATAGGGCGCTTTGCAGAGTGGAAAGCACCGTCAGGTTCCCGTCCACCAGCTGGCCCATGAGGTTCATCGTGAGTTTCTGCACGATATCCGTCTGGGTGCTGGTAAGGCTCTGGGCGTTGGTGTATCCGCGCAGGTGCTTTTCCGCGGTCTCGCCGGGAATCGCCCGGGCCTTTGGGTGATGGACGTAAAACTGCGCCTCGACCATGCGGGGCACATACTCCCATTCATCCGTTTCCAGCTTTCGGAGAATCTCCTGCACCCGTTCCAGCGCGGCCACGGCGTGATAGTCCACAAGCCCCCGGCTGCGCAGGCGGCCAATCTCGTTGATGATGTCCGTCTCCGCCTTGAGGTACAGCCGGATAAGGCGCTGCAGCTCCCGCTCAGGGGATGCACGGGCAAGAGTAGGCATATTTTACTCGCCCTCCTCAGTATCTTCCTGCACATTCTCGCTCATAAGCCCCGCCAGCGGGTCACGCAGGGCTGTCACGTCCTGATAGGTCTGGCCCTGCTTTGCGGCGATCAGTTCGTCGGTCAGGGAGCCGAACAGGCCGGTCTCGTCCTCCAGTTTCTTGAGCTCACGCATTGCCACATCTGCGTCAAGAAGCCCGGCCTGAAACGCCGCGATAATGACATCAGTCTTTTCCTTGGCGATCGTGGCCGTCTCGCTTGCAGTGGGTGTCCACAGGGGTTGGAACGTTATGTCAAGGTCGATCTGCTCAATGCCTGCGCTGCGGGCTACCACCGGGAGCAGCTTGTCCAGAATGGGCCGCAGCTTGCTTTCCCGCAGGGTGTCCACGTAGTCGTAGTAGTTTTTCAGGTCACTTTCGCCGGTGGCGTTCATGCCCGCCGGGGAACGGCCAAAAAGCTTGGTCATGGGGTAGTGGGAGGCACCGCACAAGTTCAGGCACATGCTCTCGTACACGTCAGACAGGCCTGTAAAGGTGTACTGGGTGTTGCTGATCTTGTTTCCCTGCTCCACCAGCTGCATTCCGAAATTGGAACGCAGGACTTTTTGGGCCTGCATGGTGTTCCAGAAACGCCGCTGCACATCCGGGCTGGACATGGAGAGCAGCTGTTCCAAGCCTTTGACTTCCATGGTGTTGATGTTCGCCTGAAAGGTCAACGCGGCCATGTTGGCGCTGACGTTGTCGTGAGCAACCACGTCGTTATAGAGCGCTTCCACCTCGGATTCGCCCCAGTAAAGCTCTGCCTGCCGTTCCAGATCGGGAAGCTCCCGGCCCACGAACCGCACAAGGCGGGAGTGATGGACACGGGCGGCAGTGTGCCCGGCGGCATCGTTGATGCTGTAATACTCCGGGACAAGCTCCCCGCCCTCAAAGGTCAGGCCTGCATCCGGGCTGATTCCCTGCCAACGGTCGAGGATGTACAGCCCCCGGAAGCTGCCGGGAAGAACCGCTTCGGCATCCAGCGGGCGGGAAAGGTCCTCCTGTCCGTCAATGAGGATGAGCCCGGCGGCACCGCCATACAGGCGGCCCCATTTCAGGCCGGTGCTCACACGATCACGGAGCCGGGTGGAACGCTCCACGACGTTGATTGCCTTCCCCTGTTCCGGGGTTGCGCTCTTGAGCGTGTACCACTCTCTGAGCATATCGTCCACGAGTAGCCCAACGACGTTCTGCACCACCCAGTTGCTGCGGTACAAGCTGTTCAGCAAGGCGTAGTTGTCCGTCATCCGGGTCAGCGGGTATTCCGTTGCTTCCAGCGGACTTTGGGAGCCGTACCCCAGCGAGAACAGCGGGTTGGAAAATGCGTCCAGCGTGGCCGTCATCGGTTTCTCTGTGCCCCCGGCGGGGCGGTTTTTGTTACGTCTGGACACGTTCAAACCTCCAATCAGGCAGTGAGTTGATATAGTAGCGCAGGGCGTCCGGTCCGTGATCCTGCTGTTTGATGGGCTTTTCCACACCCATGAGGGCGGCTTTATCGTCCCACCGGTATGTGCCGAGTTCATCCAGCAGCCCCTCGCAGTCGGTGGAGATCAGCAGATCGCGGTGGGAGAGGAGCGTGCTGCACTTGCGGATACCGTTCAACACGTCGTTGTTTCCTTCTATCACATAAACGCCACGCTGGCGCAGAGCTGTGATAAAGGATGCTGCCGCCGGGTCAACAATGGCAGCGCAGGGGTCTTTCCCCATAAACTCCATGAAGGCATCGGCATATTCTTCATCTGTTTTCTGCCTGTGCTCCTGGCGGCTCGCCCACCTGTATTCCCGATGCACCCTGACTTTTTCACCATCATCGTAGATATCGAGAAAAACAGTGTCGTTAGTGGTTCCGTAGTCGCATGTAATGGTACGGGTGGAAAGGCTCTTGAATCCAACCGGTGCGTCCTGCGGGCGGTAGGTGTTGGCGGTGGTGTCCATCATATCGTAGATCAGGCCCTCGGCCATCACCCAGCGGCCCAGAATGTAGCGTTCGTAGAACACGCCGCTGTACATGCTGCGGTAGCGTTCCCGGGTGCGTTCATCCAGAGACGGGTTATCGTCCATCAAGAAGTGCAGATGCAGCGCCCGGTGTTTTTTTGCCTGTAAGATCCACTCCTTGCGAAACCAATGCTCCGGGTTCTCCGGGTTGCAGTTGAACCAGAACTTGGCACCGGTGACAGAGCATCGGGCCAGCGCCTGCTCCACAAAGCTGCGGGGCATGAGCGCCACCTCGTCCAGAAGCACCCCGGCCAGCGTGATGCCCTGAATGAGCATGTAAGAACTTTCGTCCTTGCCGCCGAACAGGTACACCATGTTTACCTTGCTGCCGCGCTGCACCGTGAGAACGTGGCCGCTGCGGTTGTAGGTGATCTGGAACTGCTGCTGCAAGTACCGGACAGACAGAAGCGGCTGAACAATGTTGCGTTCCACCGCACCCACGCTCTTTCCGCAAAATGCAAAGGAACAGTGGTTGAATTCTGCCATCATCCAGAGCACGAAGGACAAAGACATGATGGAGGTCTTGCCGGAACGCACCGCACCGTCACAGATCAGGGCATCGTAGTCGCTTTCATACGGGAAGGTCAGGATCTGTTTTTGCTTTGGGGAGAAGCTCATTTCTTAAACTCCTCCTTTAAGCTCTTGGTGATGGGGTCATCCTCAACGGTCTGGTGGAAGGAATCGCCCCTCTTGCGATCATCAATGACCGTCCACTTGTCAATCAGAGTGCCCAGCGCCGTGGTGATCTGCTGCAGGGTCGCCCCTTCCAGCTTCTCCGGGTCGGTCAGGGCACCGAGATAAACGTCTATGATCTCCTGAACGCGCTCTTTCTTGCTGTCCATGTAGGAGAGCATGTCCTGCGCATTTTCCTCTTTTTTTAGTGCGCACTTTTGCGAACTTTCCGGGTCTCCTTTTACGATTTTTCGGACGGTTGCGTCTGAAACGCCGTTTTGCCTTGCGGCGGCCCGGTAACTTTGCAGCTGCACATAGTCCGCAATGATCTTCTTTTTCTGTTTGTCCGTCAACCGCTGCGCACCCACTGCCACCACCTTCCTAAATCGAGACATAATAAAACCCCGCCCCGGTGCGGGGCAGGGTCAAAAACTAAATTTTACAGATACAGCAGCCGGAACGTTTCCCGGCCTTTGGGAGTGATAAGCGTCTGCACGCCGCTCCACTGGGTCTTGTCGTTTTTGGCTTCTTTGACCTCAAACAGACCGTTGTTCTTGTCCTCGCGGGGCATCAGCTTGCCTTTCTGGTCACGGTAGATAAACTTCTTAGCAAGCAGCCAGTCAACAAAAGCTTTCGGCTTGATGCCAAGTTCCTTTGCAGTATCCCGGAAGCTGGTAAGCATATTCCGGTCTACCAGCTCGTCAAAATACTCAGCTTTCGGGGCCATGATGTTGTTCTGTACTGTCAGCTCTGAGATGCGGGCTTCCCGGTCTGCAAGGGTCTTGTTTGCCACAAGTAGGGCCTTTGCCATCAGCTCCTGCGGGGTAAGCTGCTCCTGCCCGGCGATGTACCCGCCATTCTTGCGGATGGACGGCAGAACGGTCTCCGTCACCCAGTCGGTGAACTTCTCTGCGGTGGGGAGCTTGGAGCCGAACACCAACCGGTAGAGGTCGGATTCAGGGATGAAAATTGCATCCTGTGTTCTGCCGAGGGAATCCGTGATGGGGTAACGTTTCGTTAGGTCACCCTTGCAGTGGTCGTTGAGCGCCTTGCTCGGGTTGCTGTATCCAAGTGCCTTGGCGATGTCTGCGCCGCAAAACAAAACCGTACCGTCATTGTCCAGCGTGCGGACGGTGCCAAAATCGGGGTTGTTGAAAATCTGAATGTTGCTCATTTTACTTTCTCCTTTTTGCTAAAGGCCATGCCATCAGCATAAGCCTGATTCACAAGTCGGCAAATTTCATCGATGAGCCCCTTCAGACTATCATTGAGATCCGATTCTTCCATGTGCGATGAACGAAGGAAGAATTCTTTGGTAACAGGATAGTTCATTGTAAAAACCTCACATTTCATCTTGACAAATCGCTTATAAAAAAATAAAATGGAGGTGCAAGGGGCTTTCGTGATGGTTTGCTTCTGGCGTTTAGCGGTTCAGCGTTCCAGCGCTGGCCGCTTTTTTATATTTCTCGAAACGTGCCAACTGCTCGGCTCTGGTGAGCTTTGCAAACTCCTTGCTAGTCACGGAGCATCACCTCCCGGTATTTGCTCCCTTGCACCTCTGACCTCCTTTCCATGCAAGTATTATATCACCAGATTCAAGTGATTTCTATTAGCATTTTCACTAACTTCAAGTGTCAATTCTTGTTGTTTTTTCACTTGTTTTTAGTGATAATGCAATATATAATAGATGTAGAAAGAAAGGGGGATTAAGGATGCCTATCAAGTACAAAATCGAAATTTTGCCAGCACTTAAAGCAATCGGTTACACTCAGACGCGGATTCGAGAAGAAAAGCTCATCGGGCAAGCTACCCTGTCACAGTTGAGAAAGGGCGAACTCGTCAGCTGGGCTACCATTGAAACACTCTGCCGACTGCTGGAATGTCAGCCCGGCGATATACTGGAATATATCCCGGACGACCCAAACAAGCCTGAATCCGATGAAGAAACGGACGCTTTGCGTGCCGCACTTCTCAATCAGATCAAAGGCCTGTAATTCAAAGCCCTGCCGCTCGGCGGGGCTTTTTGCATAATATAAGCAGCAACGCCGTAATCTGCTTTTACCGGACAGTAAGACGTTGCCGCTGCATCCGGAACTTTCGCGGCCAGATGCCCCGCTACTCTCTGCATGCCGTCCCCCGGTCATGCAAAGTCTGGCACTCCAGGCAGGGCTCGAACCTGCAACCTGCGGTTTTGGAGACCGCTGCTCTACCACTTGAGCTGCCGGAGTATAAAAAGCCGCCCTTGGAATCGAACCAGCCGTGCCTACACACACGCACCGCGCTCCACATTGCGCTCAGGCGGCCATATAGCAAATAAAAACAGCCCACGGTTCGCCGCCGGGGCTGCTTGAGTTGACGCACATCCTGCGGGGCATGCTGGCCCGCTCGGATTTCCGGTGCTGCTGTTCACGGGCGGAGGTTTCAGGGCGTGGGCAAGATTTCAGGAGTCCCACACCCACCCGCACACCGGTGGTGAATCACTCCATGCGTCAGACTTGCCGCGTTACAGACTTTGCGGCGTTCGGTGCGAGAGTGCAGACTTGAACTGCGCCTAAACCTCCATGGTCGGTCTGGACACCATTTCTCGCATAAAAGCAGCCCGCAAAGCACGGTGTCAGAGCGAAAAGCGTTAAGCGGCATGAACGAAAGGAGAATCCGTACGGGGCCGCGCTTTGGAAGCTGCTGAGAAGCGGCGCACCGCTTTGCGCGGTTCCGCTTATGTCACGATACAGGAATTCAGTACAAATGTCAATTCAAAAGACACAAAAAACGCGCCAAAATAATACACGTTTTATCGGTCAGTTTGGATATCTTTCCAGATTTCTGCCAGCACTTCTATTCCTTCCCGGATATAGACGGAAACGGCGCTGGCGTTTTTTAATCCAACGCTCTCCGCGATTTCGCGCTGGAGATGGTTCTCGACGTAATAACCGTAGATGCAGTCAGCCTGCTTGCGAGTACGCACGGAGCCGCTCAGGCAGTTGATCCGCCGGGTGGCTTCACTGCAAAGCTCAGACAAATTTTTTTCCATCTGCTCCAGCGTCCGCTTTTCGTCGACCATCTCCCCTGCTCCAGAGCCTACTTTGTCACCGGCTCCATCGCCCACAGGCATCCCGCTTATGCTCTGGGTGCACTTTTCAGTGATGTCCCGGATGCGCTGGATCTTCTGCTTCTGGTCCTCGACCTGCTCCGCCAGGTCTCTGCACTGCTGAAACCACGCTTTTACCTCGTGATAGTTTACACCGGTGCTGGGTTTTGGTTGTTCGCTTTCAGGTGTCCATGTGCGGGTCATCGCTTTCCTCCTCAAACGTGCATTTTACGGCGGGACTACCGATTTCGTAAACGACAACGTTCTTGATTTTATCGGCGATACCCCGCGCAACCAAAAGATGAACAGTTCCATCTTCGGTCATGTTTGCTTGAATCCAAATTTCCCCGATCATGTCTTATCCTCCATTTCTTCGATCCAGATCTCTGCTCTGGGGTTTTTCTTGTCGTAATCCACCCGGCTGCCATCGTGGGCAGCCACGATCTGGCTGTTATCGTCCGCTAGAACTTTGGCCTTCACCAGAATATCGCATGTCGCCTCGATGAGGTTGGCAAGGTCAACCTTGCGCCGGGTGGCCATGTAGTACACGCACCTCACGTTCACGCGGGCTGTGATGGGGTTGTAAGGCCGCTTGATCTGCCACAGGCACTTTTCCTGATACTGCATGAACGCCTCGCTGGGGGCCACAATGCGGCGGTTTGCATGGGCCTTGAGGATACGGGCGGAGTTTTTCTTTGTGCGAGGGTCGCCGTAAAGGACAATCTTCATGGTTTTCAGCAAAAGATATCCCTCCCTTCCTGCATCCGTTGGAAGGTTTCCTCGTAGGAGTAAACCTTTGCCGGGACGAACTGCATTGTGTTTGCATCCGCCAGCATCACAACGTCCTCATGCTTTTCGATCAGCTGGCGAAGCTCTTTCATGTAGGCCACCAGCCCGCAGGCATCCGAGTACGAAACGCCGCGGCTCATCACCTGCTTGATAAACTGTTTCTGTGTCATACAATCACCCCCATTGTTCTGACATTGCCTTTGCAATGCCCGGAAAAGTCTTTGCGCGGTTCCTTGCACGGTCAGTGGTAAACATTCCCTTATGCTGCTCACCATGCTTATGCGAGTAAGATCCAGACGGGCACCATGTCGCGGTAGGTTCTACGATGTTTGTCGGGTGCAGCGGCGGTACACCGCGCTCCCACAGTAACGTTTTCTTACTGTACGGATGTCCGTACTCGTAGGGCTGGATTGCCTGCGTAGGCTTTGGGTAATCAAAAATCTTGCTGGGGGTTGGATTCTCAATCACCACTTTTTCGCAATCTGCCGCCCACACGGCAAGAAAAAGCGCCTTGCCGCACAATCCCTCATAATACCGGGAAAGATTGAGCTTTCCTCCCTTGTACAAGTGTCTTGCTCCCGCGTTGCTCGTCTTTGTGCAGGGGACAAATGCGATAATCATATCCCAGCGTGGCACATCATGTGCGATTCCGTCCATGGTCACGACCTGCCCCCCCTCAATAGCCTTTAGGCAGTCACCGAGAATATGCCACTCAGGGTGTCCGCCGGACGGTTCTTGAATATCGCAAGAATAGGCTTCGTGACCACGAGCCCGGAACGCTTTGCATACTTCCTGCGATTCCTCGCAGGCAATCAGCACTTTCATGCGCTTCTCTCCTTTGATGGTTTCGGCGGGTACTGCCACTCCACCACACGGCGGATGGTGCCGCCATAGTCAGGGTTCAACCAGCCGTCAAAGCCGTAGCAGTCCTTCATGTAGACACCGACCTTGTAGCCCTCCTCTTCCGTGTACAAGAGAAGCGGTTCACTCACATCGCACTCAAGAGTGCCCTCGCATTTATTCTCGTCCACCTCGTGATGCAGCGGCGGGATCTCACTGGCCGGGTGCCAGTTCTGGCAGGTGCATGCAGGGTGTGCGGTAGGTGCCGCATTGACAAGTTTTTCCACGTACTTCAGCGCGGTTGCCACAATGTATGTCGAGGCCGCCTCACATTTCTCAGCCTCGATAATCCATTTTTCAAGATGCTGAATCACATCCTCCGCATAGATCAGTCTTTTCTCAGCCATTTTGATCAACCTCCTTCGGCGGCAACGGCATCCAGCCAATCACGGGGCGGTCTATCTTGTTGTTGTAAACATCGTCCGGGTTGAAGTGGCGGCATTCCCACCAGCCTTTCGGGATTTTGTAGTCGTCCCGCTCCTCGTCGTATGTCCCCCAATCGGGAAGGTCTTCCCAATACCATACGCTATCTTGTGAAAAAACGCTCCCGTCTTCATAGTGCGCTGTCGTAATCCCGTATCCGTCAATTTCGTTGCGGTACAAAATCAGCACTTCGGTTTCGATCTTCGGCGGGTCCGTTTCAGGGTTGCGCCATTCCGGCCGCAGGCTTTCGGGGTCAATGGTGGGAAGGCTTTCGAGATCCGTCAGCTCACCTGCAACATCTTCGCAGAACAGGGTGTCAGCATCTTTTCCTTTCGCTTCTTCCTCTGCAAGGTCTTTTTTCAAGATGTTTTCCAGCTCACCAACATCGGCCAGCCGGACAATTTTCTTTTTCTCATCCATGTGTCAAAACCTCCGTTCTCTTAACATGGATGTCCCGGTACTCCGGGTAGTGGTCGCCTGCCATCTGGCAGGCGTGAAATTCTGCAGACTGCTGGCTGCTGGCGGTCAGACGGTAGGTCAGGGCCGCGTCTCCTACCGGGCCGCTGCACAGCACAACAACATGATATTTAGGCACTCTTCGGCTCTCCTTTCTTGCGCAAAGGCCTGCGATTTGCAGCGTTTTTGAGGAAATCGGTGGCTTTTGCTGCATCTTCCGGGGGGCGCGTGACCAGCTTGTCCCGTCCCGCCCCGATGGGGTTTGTCATGCGGTACTCCTCCACAGACGTACAGCCTTGCCTGTCGGCCTCCTCCAGCGCCTTGCGGACATAGGCCCAGCTTCTGCCGCCCAGATCCCCGCACTTGCGGATGATCTCGGTCACAAGATCGTCGCCCAGGCGCTCGATGTAACCGGTCAGCTCTTTTTCGCTGTTAGCGCTCAACTTACCGATGTTTTCTCTAAAAAAATCCACAGGCGATATCGTCGTCCTCGTCCCTGTATAGGAGGAGTCATCTTTAGATGACGACGACTTATCTATATCTAATATCTTATCTCTAATATCTGTATGGACATTTTTGTGGACGTTTTCGTGGACATCCTGTGGACAATGTCCACAGTCAGAAGAGCTGATTAGACGTTGGTTCGTTCTTTGCAGTTTTTTTTGCATTGCGTAGTCTGTCGCGCTTCCGACCATTTCCGAGTGATTTGCAAGCACAAGTGTGCCGTCTTGCTCCTGATAAATCAGCCCAAGCTTCGCGTAAAGACCCAGCGCAACGCGCACAGTATCGGTAGAAAACCACTTGGTATCACGCTGAATCTTGTCCACGTCATACGGAATGATCACCTCACCGATCTGCCGTGAAAGCCTGCCGTTGGTGTTGATGGTCATAAGACAGAGCATTTGGTACAAAACCACATAGTTTGCGCCGTTCTTCTGCCCCATGAGAAAATCCACCGCGTCAGACCGCATAAAGCTGTCTTTGAGCTTTAGCCAGTAGTATCTTTTTCCGGTAGCCGTGTGTCTTCACCTCCTCCCGCACGCCCGTATAGCCAGATAGCACAGCTGGGAGGTCAGAACGGAAGATCGTCATCGTCTGTGATCTCTGCAAAATCATCTGCAGAACCCTGCGAGAAGCCCTGCGCCGCCTGCGGGGCGCTGTAAGAGGCTTTTGCTTCGGATGTGTAACTTTCCGTCTGCTTGTCAAAATCACGCACAGCGGGCTTGTCTGCCGCCTTTGCGCCGCAAAAGCTGACGTTGTTTGCCAGAACCTCCACTTTCGTGCGGTTGCTGCCCTGCTTGTCCTGATACGAGCGGGTCTGGATGCTGCCCTCAATGGCGATCATGCTGCCCTTCTGGAAGTACTTGCAGATATGCTCTGCCGTCTGCCGCCAGGCAACGACATCGATGAAATCAGCCTTGCGCTCCTCACCCTTCGGGGTGTATGTACGGTCAACCGCAATGCTGAAGCTGCACACGCTTGTGCCATTCTGGGTGGTCTTCAGCTCAGGGGTATGGGTCAGGCGGCCCATCAATGCAACGACGTTAAGCATGCGTCAATCCTCCATCTTCCGCGCTATCACCAGCGCCGATCTCATAATCGATATTTGCGCCCATCAAGACCTCCGGGCATTCAGCGCGGGCAAAATAAGCGGCTGCGCGATATTTCAGCATCATTTCTGTCATGGAAGGCCAGAAACTTCCGTTTTTATCCCACCATCCGTTCTTTTTGGCCATTGCAACGGTCACCTTGGGGCCTTCTACTTTCTCGCCGGTCACTTTGTCAATGCCTACAAGTCGGCACCCCCATGTGTCCTTTCCCTCTTCGCCTTCCATCCGGTAATGAGTGCGCCCTGCGAACAGGCCGCTGTTGTCGATCATGGCCTTGCAGCTCTTGCCGCTCCACGAAGGATTACCGCGGATGACGTAAAGGTTCTGCATCACAAACGTTGGGTCCATGCCCATTCGGGTGGCCATGTTGCAGGCGACCGCGCAGGCAGCAACGTTTCCCTTGTAGCTCTGTGGAACCATTCCGTCAGGAAGCTGTGCATAGGCTTTTCCCATGCTGCATGCAAGCTTCCACGAATCCATGGCCGGGTTGACGGCCTGCACGGCAGTCGGGGCTTCCTGCGGCTGAATCGGTGCAATCTGCTCGGCGGGTGTTTTTACGATTTCTTCAGGCATGATGAATATCCTCCTCTACAAACTTTACTTCAATAACATTGGCGAAACGCATGATTGCGTCCAATTCGGATTTTGTGCAGTGGAAAACAATCTTGCGGTCTCTTGCCTCCTCTTCCTGCGTGAACGATGCAAATTCACCGTCGTCAAACTCGTCCGGGTCAAACCTTCCGTTGATCTCATAGGCGATTGCAGGCTTTGCCAGCTTGATCCTGTAGGGGTTCTGGTAAACGCCTTTGTAATTGTCTGGCATTCCTCTGATCACTGCTTCATGGAGCATCTCTCGATACTCCATCATGTAACAAAAGTCTATAGAATCATAAGGCTCCGGCATAATTTGTTCACCAGCGGCAGCGTGGATGATATCGACCAGACAAAGAAGCTTTCCGACGCGCCGGTAGATCGAATCAATCGTACTTCTCGTCACGGTATCCGGAAGCTGATTTGACCGAGCAAAATTCGTAAAAAGTGCAATCGCATGGTTCACATCACTTGTCAGCTCGTTCCCGGTACTGATAAGCCGGAACAGCACATTGTCTGTTCCAACGTACTGGAAAATGCCCTCAGCCTTGTTGGAGAGCTCCTTCACGCGGGCTCTTCTGGATAAAATGCTCATTTGCGCCACCTCCCGTTTTTCCATGCCCGCCAGACCAGAAAGACCACGACCAGAACGTTGAATCCGATCCATAAGGTCAGCCCACGGGCCACCGCCTTTGCCGCCGGGGTGGAAAGTGCTTCCACGGCCCGGAACAGCAGCTCTGTTTTACTCACTGTAAAATCTCCTTTCGTTCAAAAATACTTTGCTTTGCCTCTGCTATGCGTTTCCTTGCCTTTGCTCTTCAGCGCGAATCTGCTCTACGCCGTTGCGCATCTATTCGTATCTATGCCTTAGCGAATCGTCGCGCATCCATGCCTTTGCATTTCCTAGGTCAGCCAGGCTTATCTATGCCTTCGCAGCTCTGTGCGCATCTATGCCTTCGCTGAGCTTTTCTTTGCCCCGCATCGCCGTAGCCATGAAACGCTATACCTTTACGCTGCATAGCAGAGCGGCGCGTATCTGCTCAACGCCCTTGCGATGCCTTGCCGCCCACACCACGCCCAGCCTTGCCTTCGCTTTTCGACACGAGGCCCTGCATTTCCTTTGCTTTGCTTATCGAGGCAAGTCTGATCCAAGCGATCTACGCCTATCTACGCCTTTGCGCTGCGCTTTCCAGCTGAGCCTTGCCTTTGCCCCGCGCTGCACTGCAGTGACTACCTGTGCCCCTGCTGAGCAAACTTGTCAGCACAATGCCGTTGCCGAGTTATGCGCACATATCCGCGCCTTTGCAAATCATATCATTGCCGTAGCAGATCAAATCCTATCCATGCAATGCCGTTGCTCAGTCGATGATGTCAAAGGTGAAGCGGCCCTTGCCGCTGTTTCTCCACTGGCCAATGCCGCGCAGAACGCCGTAATCCAGCCACTCCAGAACCGCATTCTCGAGCGATTCGTCCATGAGAAGGATCTCAAACTCGCAGGTGCTGCCTGCCGGGATCTCCTCGGAGTTGGCCAGGCTCACACGCTCACCCTGGGCCGTCTGAGCACGCAGGGGGCGCTGGCAGTCGCCAATCTTGCCGTTGACCTTGATGGGGATCATGCGGGGCTGCGGGAAGATCAGGCCGTCGATGACCTTCTTGTAAGCGGAGAGCTTGCCGCTCTCGTTGACGGCCCGCTTCTTGCCGGTCTCGGTCTTGCCGCCCACACGAGCCAGCATACCGCAGGAATCCTTGAAGAATCCCTTGATCTGGTAATCATACAGAACCGGCTCTCCGTTCTCGTTGCGGGGAAAGACGGTCATGCCCTTGTCTGCCACGGCATCCGCGCCCAGAGCGGCCACCTCGTCCTCGATCGTGGCAGCATCCGGGCTCTTGCTGGCAATGAAATCCCGGGCGACGTTCTGGTTGGAGGGCCAAGTGCCCAGCACCGGCTCCAGGAAGGTGATCTTGACTTTCAGAATTTTGGTTTTCATGCTGATTTCTCCTATATCTTGTGGTTTGCGTAATTCAAAACGCATTATCTTGCGTACAGCAGGTTCCCCAGAGCATCCCGCACCTGAATCATCTCATAGTGCCGGATGTTCTCATCTGCCCAGTGCTGGGCCTTAACGCTGGCGGGCTCCCCGGGGTATTCGTCCGGCGTGAGCGGATCTGTGAACTGCCTGACATCGCAGCCCCGAGGGTTCTTACGGTAGGCGTAAGCATATACAGTCATGCTCATGCGCCCCTCCGGTTCTGCCGGTACTCCGGCTCTTCGGTGCGGGCGTGGGTGCGGTCAACGCGGCCATAGCGGCGGGCGTTCTGCTCACGATCCTGGGCGGCAAAGCCCAGCCGCAGGAACGCTACCGCTGCCAGAACCAGGCA